AGGCCATGCTCTCGCCCAACATGCACGCCTACCTCAGCAACGCCAACGCGACGCTCTTCAACCCCAGTGGGCTGATTGCGGCGGCGTACAAGAACGGGCAGTTCGGGGAGAAGGCGCTGGGGATCAGTGCGTGGTTCATGGACCAGAACGTGCCGACCCATGTGGTCGGCGCGCTCGGCGGCACGCCCCTAGTGAACGGGGCGGACCAGACGGGATCGACGATCGTGGCCGACGGAGCCGGCGCGACGGCGATTGCCAACTACTTCCTCGCCGGCGACGTCATCCAGTTGGCCGGGGTCTACGACGTCAACCCGCTCTCGCGCAAGTCGACTGGGCGGCTCAAGGACTTCCGGGTGACGGCGAACGTGGATTCGATCGTGACGACCGGGGCGCTGACGATTCCCATCAGCCCGGCGATCATCACGAGCGGGCAGTGGCAGACCTGCTCGGCGTCGCCGGCGAACAACGCGGCGATCACGACCTTTGGGCATGCGTCAAGCTACCTCGGGCTGTCCACGCCGCAGGGCCTCGTTTACAACCAGGATGCCTTCGCGCTCGCCATGGCCGATCCGATGCTGCCGGGCGGCCTGTGGATCGCGGAACGCATCCGGAGCAAGCAACTGAACATCTCGATCCGGATGATGAAGGAACACTCGGTCCGGGACGACGTGAGTGTCTGCCGGTTCGACACGTTCCATGGCTGGTCGGCCATTCGGGAAGAGATGGCCGTTCGCGTCTGCTCGTAACCGGGACGACGAAGGAGTCTGACGATCATGAAGCGCACGCTTTTCGGTTCGATTGCCCTGGCGCTCGCGGTCGCCGCGCTCGTCTGGTATCCGGGCGGGCAGCGCGCGGACGCGCAAACCTCCATCACGCGGACTACCCTGTCCTCGGCGGTCACGGCGACGGCAACCTCCGTCATCGTGGCGTCGGCGACCGGGCTGGCCGCCAACAGCTTCCTCTACATCGACGGCGAGCTGATGCAGATCCAGAGCGTCAGCAGCACGACAGCCACGGTGCGGAGGAACGTGAGCGGCGGGGCGAGTGGGAACGCCATCGCGCACGCCGCCAACAGCGTCGTCTGGGTCGGCGTCGGGGCGTCCTTTTCGAGCTTCGATGTCGTGAGTGGGGCCAGTTGCACGGCCTCGCAGACGCTCTACAGCCCGCACATCAACGCCCGAACGAATCGGTTCTGGGACTGCGAGCAGGGCGTGTGGCTCGAGCGGCACGCGGACCCAGTGTTCGTGGCCGACTACTCTGTCCGCGACAGTTTCGACCAGGGCTACGCGATCATGGCCGATACGGGCGTGGCGAAGTCCGTCACCGACGATATCGACATGTTCGTGTGGGGATCCCCGCTGGGCATCATCGAGTATCGCGAGGAACTCACCAAGACCGTCTCGTCCTGGATCATCGCGGACGGCCTGTTGGACGTGTCGGCCGACGATGGCGCGACGGATGCCGAAGGCGTGGAGATCCTCTGGGGTGCGGCCGAAGGCACCGACATGGGCTACCTCGTCGCCGGCACACAGGGGGGCTGCGTCTCGGCCTCGATCACGAATGCCGACATCAACGGCAGTGACTTCGTGGTCATCGGCTGGCGGCAGAATGAGGCGTTCGTCGACCTCGCAACGCCGGCCAGCTACACGCTCTACAACCTCGTCGGGATCTACAACTCCGAGGACGGCTCGATCTTCCACATCGAGACGGGCGCGACGAGTGACGATTCCGGCGTGAACTGGGCGGACGCGGAAACCCGGGCGCTCAAGGTCTGTGTGAGTCCGGCGGGGGCGCCCACGGCCTACTACTCGGCCGCGTACACGCACTCGCAGACGATCACCGACTACCCGACGTACGTCCAGATCCCGAACGTGAACAACGGGACCGTGCTGACGGCCGGCACGCAGCTCGTGCCGTTCTTCACCTTGCTGCACGGAAATGACGCGGCGAACAGCGACATCCGAGTGAACTGGGTACAGCTCACAAGGCTTCCGCGGTAACGAGCGGGACACGGGGCGGTGGAATAGAAGCCACCGCCCACCCGCGCTTCACGAGGGAGCCTAACGATGCGTCGAATCATTCTCACGGTCATCGCGTGGGGCCTTCTGGTGACGCCTGTCGCCACGCAGGATGTCCCCGCGCTGAGCTTTGAACAACTCACCGTCGCGACGACAGCCGTCTCCTTGGCTCGCGCGACGGTCATGCCCTCCAACCAGCCGGCGGTGCAGTACTGCCGTGGCATCGCCGAAACGGCCGAAATGCGCGTCCGCGTGGATGGCACGGCACCCACGGCGAGCGTCGGGGCCGTCGTGCCCGTCGGATCGATTGTCGAACTGCGCGGCCAAGATTCCATTCGGCAGTTCTCGGCCATTCGGACCGGGTCCAGCAGTGGCGCACTGGCAGTCCACTGTTATGCCGAACCGCCCAGCGGGGGCGGGCCGTCGTTCGCGGTGACGCCTGCGCTCGACACGATCACCGGGGGGGTGTTGAGCGGGACGTACTCCGGCGACCCGACCTTCTCGGGCGATCCGACCTTTTCGGGCAACCCGAGTTTTTCGGGGAGTCCGTCCTTCACCTCGGCCTTCTACGGCCGCGAGACGTTCGACCGGCCGCTCATCGTGGTCGAGGAAGACTTCACGGTCAAAGTCTTGACGGACGCGGGCATCAACCTGGTGCTCGGCAGTCCCTTGGGGATCATCGAGTACCGTGAAGAACTGGGGAAAACGGCCAGTTCGTGGGTCCAGAGCGCAGGCGCCATCGACATCTCGGCCGATGATACGGTCGACAACGAAGGGGTCGAAATCTATCTCGGCGACGATGACAACACCGCCACGGGCTGGATTCTGTCCCGGACCACTGGCGCGTGCTTCACGGTCAACTTCACGATTGCGCTCATCGCCGGGACCGACCAGTTCGTCATCGGCTGGCGCAAGAACGAAGCGTTCCAAGACGTCGCGGCGTACCAGGGCTACGCAGACTGGTCAGTCGTGGGGATTACCCAGACCGACGGGGCCGTGTACGCGCAGCACGAAGTGGGTGGCGGGGGCACGTTGTCAGATGCCGACGCCCAGGCGAACGTCGCCAACGCCGACACGGTCACGTTGACGTCCTGTATCGGCACCGACGGCACCCCGACGGCATCCCGCGATGGGACCGCCATCACGCTCACCACGGGCGGCACGGCGCACACGAGCGGGATCTATATGTCGCCGTTCATCAGCTACCTGCACTCGGTCAATGCCGTCAACACGGCGATCACGATCAACTACATCGCCGTGACGCCGCTGCCCTAGAAGGAGGCCCGATGAGTGCGATGTACCCGAAGATGCTCTACCGCGGAAAGCTTGGGGCGAACGGTCTGCCGCTCGAACAGAAGATCGTCCAGAACGCCGCCGAAGAGGCTCAGTGCGTCAAGCAGGGGTTTTCTGCCGAGCTGGCGGCGGCTGAGGACGACGACGAGGCGATCTGGCCGGGCGACGACGATCCCGTGTCCGTGAAACCGGCCAAGGGCAAGAAGTAGCCGGTCGGCTGGGCCGGAGGACTCCGCGATGCCGACGACGGGCCGCAACATCGTCCGGGACGCCTTGCGCGAACTCGGCGTCGTGATGCCACACGAGACGCCAGAGGCGACCCTGCTCCAAGCCGGCCTCGACGCGGCCAACGATCTCCTCGACACCTGGGCCGCCAAACGGCTGACGATTGGCGGCACGACGATCAGCTCCTACTCGCTGGTGTCGGGCACGGCCAGCTACACGATTGGCGACGGGGCCACGTTCGACCAACCCTATCCCACGGTGATTCTGGCCTGGAGTGTCATCCCGGACGATGACGCGGCGGATCCGCTCGAGATCCCGATGGGGCGGCCGCTCAATGCCGAGGAGTGGCAGCAGATCGCCGTCAAGTCGACGACGGGCGCGTATCCCACGCGCCTCTACTTCGATGATCTCTACGCCGCAGGATTCGGACTGGTGTACGTCTACCCCGTGCCGGACAACAACGACGTGGACATCAAGCTCTACGCCAAGGTGCCGGCCGTGACGAGTCTGGCCGTGAACACCTCGTACGACTTCACGCGCGGGTACATGCGGGCGCTGAAGTTGACCCTGGCTGAGGAGTTGGCCTCGCGCTTTGGTAAGGAGCCGTCGGCGTCGCTCCAGCGGCGGGCCTCAGACGCGCGGGCGGTACTGGCCATTCGGAACATCAAGCCGAAACAGTCACCGATCCAGGCGGACTTCCTGATCGGCCGCCGGGTGGGCCGGGTCGACCTGTACCATACGGGAGAATAGCGGATGCCGCCGTTGCCTGGCTTCGTCGGACCGACCTACCTCAGCCAGTCGTCGATGCTGGCCGGGGAGCGGTGCATCAACTTCTTTCCCGAGGCGATTCCGGTCATCGCCGGCAAGACCCGGAGCGCGCTGTTCCCGGCGCCGGGAGTTCCGACCTGGGCCAGTCCCAATACCGGCGCGGGGCGGGGCCTGTTTGGCGAGCGAAACCGGCTGTTCGGAGTCTTCGGCGGTGTGCTGCACGAGTTCCAGGCGGACGCGACCGTGATCGCCCGCGGGGCCGTTGCCTACGACGGCCTGCCGGTGCAGATCACGAGTAACGGGGACGGCGGCAACCAACTGCTCATCGCGGCCGGCAACAAGGGCTACGTGTTCAACCTCACGACGCACGTGCTGTCGAATCCCGTCGACGACGTGCGGATGGTGGGCCAGATCGACGGCTTCTTCCTGGGGTTGGACACCGAAACCTCGACACTCAAGATCAGCGACGCGCTGGCCGGCCTGACCTGGGATGCCGGGCAGCAGACGCAGCGGAGCGCGGCGTCCGATCCCTGGCGCGCGATGGTTGTGGTGAATCGCGAAATCTTCCTTTTCGGCGAAACGACGGGCGAGGTCTGGTACAACGCGGGCCTGGCGACGTTCCCGTTCGCCTACCGGGCCGGGTCGTTCTTTCAGACCGGGATTGCGGCCCCGTGGTCGGCCTCGCCCTTCGGCGATTCCCTCGCGTGGCTGGGGCGCTCTCAGGCGGGCAGCGACCAAGTGTTCTGGATGAACGGCTACACGCCGAATCGGATCAGTAACCACGCCGTGGAGTGGGCGATCAGCGAGTACAAGCGGACGCGCACCATCACGGATGCCGTCGGGTGGAGTTATCAGCAGGCCGGGCACGTCTTCTACGTCCTGGAGTTCCCGAGCCTGCCGGCGACTTGGGTCTACGATGCGACCACAAACCAGTGGCACGAGCGGGCACGCTGGGACACCGTGACGGGCACCTGGGAGGCGTATCGGCCCCGCTTCCACACGGAGTTCTTCGGCCGCAACCTCGTCTGTGACGGGCAGGCCGGCCGGATCTACACGCTCTCGACTGCTGAGTACGCCGACATCGACGGCGGGCCGCTCCGGCGGGTCCGGCAGGCGCCGCATCTCTCGGCCGAGAACCAGTGGATCATTTACGACGCGCTGGAAGTCGAAGCCGAACGCGGCGTGGGCCTCGTGAGCGGCCAGGGTTCCGATCCGCTGTTGATGATGCGGATGTCGCGCGACGGCGGGCGGACGTGGAGTCCCGAGCGAACCGCCCCGCTCGGCAAGATGGGCGAGTATGACGCGCGGACGATCTGGCATCAGTGCGGCGCGGGTCGGGATGTCGTGTTCGAGGTGTCATCGTCTGATCCGGTCCCCGTGAGGCTTGGCAATGCCTATCTGCGGGTGCATTGATGGCGCTCCCGGAACCGCCCTACGGCGAAGTCTTCGCCGTGGCGAAGGATCGGCTGCAGGCGAGCCGCTGGCCGGACCTCATCATCGGGAAACGGTGGCTCGAATGGTTCGGCACGCTGGCGCAAGGGGTGGACCAGGCCCCGGTGCGGCGCGCGAAGCTGAATCTGAGCGGCCAGACGGCGAGCTTGGCCATCACGCCGCTCCCGCTCGGCGAGCTGCCGGCGGGGATCTGGCGGGTGAGTTACCACGCGCGGGTGACGACGCCCGCGTCGGTGAGCAGCAGCCTAGAGGTCACGATCTCGTGGACCGATGGGGGCGTGAGTCAGAGCGCGACCGGAGCGGCGATGACCGGGAACCTGACGACGACGGTCGGGTTCGGGACGCTGCCGATTCGGATCGACGCGGACACGCCGGTGAGTGTGGCGACGATCTATGCGTCGACCGGGGCGCAAGCGATGATCTACCGCCTCGATGTGGTGCTGGAGAGTCTCGCCCTGGACGGGCAGCCATGAAGGCATCCATAACGATTCGGCCAGCGGTTCGCACCGATGAGCCCGCCATCTTGAGGTTAGCGGAAGAAGCCATTGCCGCCGATGAGGGCTGCGCCTTTCGGTCTGCGTCCAGGGTGACAGTGGAGACATGGATCCGCAACTTCGTCGACCACAGTGCGGTCTTTCTGGCCGAGCGCGATCACGAACTCGTCGGCGGGATCGGCGCGCTCGTCTATCCTCGCCCGCTCGACGATCGGCCGACCGTCGTTGTGCTCAGCTTATGGGTGACACCATCAGCCCGCGACACTCGTGCTGCCGCTCGATTACTTCGAGCGGTTGAAGGGTGGGCAGCGAGACAAGGTGCCAACTCGGTCAGTGTGCCCTCATGGCAGGAGCGGTCAGATGTCTTCTACCAGTCGTTGGGGTATGTTCCGCAAGAACGGGTTTGGAACAAAAAGGTTAAGGCAGGATAGGCCGATGTCAAGGCTCCATCAGGCTACCGGGTGCGCGATCGTGGCAGTCGTAGGACTTATTGGGGCCTGGCTTGAAGCGATCTTCATGCCCCCACAAGTCACGAATCTGCTCCTGGCAGAGCCGATCTCGACCGGAGCAGCGATTGCGATGGCTGTTGCAGCATCGGTGAGCGCCGCCTCGAATATCTACGCGACCAAGCGTGCCGGCAAGATCAACCAGCAGTCGATTGAGGCGCAGGAGCGGGCCGAACGCGAAGCCGCCGCCATCGAGCGCGAACGCCTCAAGGCCGAACAGGCCGAAGCCGAGGCCCGCCGCAAGCAGGAAGAGGCGCAACGCGCCGCCTACTACGCCTTCGAGCAGAAGCGGTGGGACGACTACGTGCGGACCCAAACGCCGTATTGGAACGTCGGGCAGCAGGCGTACGGGTCGCTGCTCGATCTGGCCGGTGGGGGGTTAAGGGGGAGCCAAGCTCCGCTGCCAGGGCCTGGACCGACAGGACAGCAGTTCGTGCCGGCCGCGCCGACGCCGTCCATGCCACCTGGAGGCACGCCCGCGGCGGGCGCTCGCGGCACTGGTACGCAGCAGTGGTCCTCACTCTACGATCTGGCCCGCTCCCGGCCACGTCAGACGATGGCGTTTCCGCAGTCTCGGGCAGCGTTCAGCGTGAGCGACCTGGCGTCGCTGTACTCGCAGTTCGGCAAAGCCCCGAGCGGGTTGCCGCCGACGATCCCGGCCAGGCAGGGGTAAACGCATGGCGATTAGTTACTACGACTACCCGCTGACAGATACTGACGATCCCACGCAGGACGACGACTGGCGCCGTGGCGAGATTCCGCCACCTGAAGAGGGCGGCGTGGCTGTGCCGCGACCTCCTGCTGGCGGCGCGCCTGTACCGCGGCCTCCTGCTCCTCCTAACCGGCGGCGACCTCCTCCTCCACCTCCGCCTCCCGACCCCGACAAAGACTCCGATCCAGACAAGGATCCCGACCCCGACAAAGACCCGGACCCAAAGAAGGATTGGACAGGCGAGGAACTCTACGCTTGGATTAAGGCGAACATCTCGCTCAAGGACGGCCTCCAACCCAAGAAGGCAGAACTCGAAAAGCTGTTCCCGGGGATCAAGATTCAAGGGAACGACAAAGTCGTCCTCCTGAACGGCGAGATTTATGACGTCATCGGCCGGCACGGGTTGCCGGATGCTTTCTTCACGTGGAACCGCTGGACAGGGGAGACGCCACCAGGGACCGGTACGGGCGCCCAGGGTCTCGACCTGTCGCGGTACTTCGAGGGCATTGCCGGCCGGATCCCTGGCAGCTACTACGAAGCGCCCGGCCCCTTCGAGTACCCGGCGTTCGAGCCGCCGGAGTTCAACGAGCCTACGTTCACGGCGCCGGGTCAGTTCGAGTACCCGGACTTCATTGGACCGACAGGTGAAGAGGTTCGCACGAGTGATCCGGGCTACGGCTTCCGTGAGCAGCAGGGCTTGCGGGCGATCCAGAACGCGGCTGCCGCCCAAGGACTGCTCCGATCGACCGGCACGGTGAAATCGCTGGCCGACTATGCCTCGGGTCTTGCGTCGCAGGAGTACGGCAACGCCTGGAACCGCGGGTTCACCGGCTGGCAGGCCAACCGGGGGGCGGCGGCCGAGGACTACGACCGGCTCTGGCGGAACGCTCTGACGGAATACACGCTGGGCTACCAGAAGGAAGCCGACGAGTTCAACCGCGCGCTCTCGGAGTACGGCGTGAACCAGGCGGGAGCCGCGCAAGCCTACGGCTTCGGGCTTGATGTGGCGGCCGGGGCGGCTGGTGGCCGTCAGGTCGCCGGCACCCAGCAACTCAACCTCGCGATGGCCTACCCGCAGTACCTCCTGGCCGATCAACAGCAGCGGTGGGGAAACCTGCTCGATCTCTACAAGATTTCCAGGCCGGATATGCCCTACACGCCGGCACCGCCATACAACCCGCAAGGCTTCACGGGGTAATCGCCGATGGCCTACCAGCGTCGCGCGTATCCAACGGTCGCCTTCCCGACGCCGCAGCCGATTGACGTCGTGGGGCCGCTCCGCGATCTGGCGCAGCTCGCGCAGTGGCAAAAACGCTCTCAGCGGGACGAGCAAGTCTGGGCCGAGGAAGACAAGACCCGGGCGTCAAAAGAAGCCGTGGAAGCGGCGTACAACCAGAGCAAAGGCAACATCCCAGAGACGATCCGCGTGCTCGAGTCGCAAGGCCGGTACGCGGAGGCGAGCACCTTCCGCGAGAAGCAACAGGAGATCGAAGAGGCCCAGCGGGAAGAGACCACGAAGGCCGTCACGGCGGTGGGCGAACGGCTCGAGGGCCTGAAAACGACCGCAGCCCAAGGCAGTGAACTCCTCCAGAGCCTCGCTGGCGATCCGACGCTGTACCCCCGGCTCGTGCCGAAGTTACGGGATCTGGCCGGGAGCATCGACCCGCGCTTGGCCCAGGAGATTCCCGACCAGTACGACCCCACGCGCCTCCAGGGCATGGTGCAGTTCGCCAGCGAGCTGGAGGCTCTCACCGATGGGCGCACGAAGGCGATTGCGGCGGTGAAGGAGAAGCTGGCCGGCAAGAAAGCCGCCAAAGAAAATCTGGATCTGGACCGCCAGATTGTCGGCGCGTGGTTCGGGGTGAGCCCCGATCAAAACGACTGGGACCAGTCGATGGAGTATGCGCAGCAACTTGGCGTGTCTGACGAGGCGCTGGCGAAGATCGGGCCGACATGGTCGGTTGAGGCGGTGGCGCGGGCGCGCAGCTTGGCGATCGGACCCAAAGAACCCGCGCGGGAGCCGTCTGAGCCCTTGGTGCCGGTTGAAGGCCCGGAAGGGCCGGTGTATGCGCCACGGAGCGGGGCGGTCGGCAAGAAGGTGCCGGTGACGGCGCCGCGCCCGGCGGCGGTCAATATCGGGTCCGCCGAGCGATGGAAGGAGGCCCAGATGGTGGCCCTCGCCCGCGAGCGGCGCGAAGGCTTGGTAGACGAGGTCGAGTACGCGAAGCGGGTAGCGGCCATCGACGCGTCCTACAAGCGCCAGATCGGGCAGGGCACAACGGAGAGGCCGCTCGAGGTCCAACGCCACCCGCCGGACTGGACACCTGAGAGCGAGGTCATGACGATGGCCGACTTGTCGCCCGACCTACTGGCCCAAGTGCAGGAGCTCCTGCGCGCCAACGGGCTCATGGACGACGAAGAGAACATCAACAACTTCCTGGCCGTGCCCGAGAACCGTCAGGCGCTCGGCCTGACGAAGCGATAGATGGATGACCCAGACCGCGTGGAACTTCACCGGCCTCAAGCCTGCGACGCCGCCTCAGGCGCCGCCGACGGCCGGGTTTGACTTCTCAGGCCTGAAACCTCTCGCGCCGCTGCCCTCACGCCCACTCCCAACGACGTTGCCGGTCAGCCCGGCGGTGCGCGGGTTCGACTTCACGGGTCTCAAGCCGGCCTCGCCTGTCGTGCCGGCGATGCGGCCGGTCCCGAGTCACGAACCAGCCGCCTTCGACTTCTCCGCGCTGAAGCCGGTGCCGTCGCATGAGCCGGCCGCCGCGCCAGTCCTTGCGGCGGCTGAACCTGTCGCGCCGGGGCGGACCTTTCTGGGCACCTTGGCCGACGTCGGGCTGATGGCCACCAGGGCCGCGATCGGCGTGCCGGAAGCGGCTGTTGGCCTGTTGGACATTCCGACCGGCGGGCGAGCCGGCAAGCTGGCTGAGCGGTTCGGGTTCAGGCCGAAGGAAGCCAAGGCGATCCTCGACAGGTACTTTAGCGAGCAGCAGCAGAAGGCGAATCGCACGGTGGCAGAGGCGGAAGGCTTCGTCGACACGGCCGTCGCCGCTCTCAAGAACCCGTCAGTCATTGCCCAGGCCGTCATCGAATCGGCGCCGCTGATGCTCGGCGGGGCTGGGATCGCCCGGCAACTTGTCACACGCGGTGTGCCGGCGGTCGTGGCGGCGGCCGCAGGCGAAGGCATCGTGTCCGGAGGAGCCGCCGCCGAACAAATCCGGCAGGAGACGCCCTCTGGCCTGTTGACGCCTGGGCAAGCGGGCCTCGCCGTCACGTCCGGAGCGGCGACTGGCGGGTTGGCCCTCTTGGGGGGGCGACTGGCCCAACGCCTCGGGGCGCTGGATGTCGATACGCTGTTGGCCGCCGGGGTCAAGAATCCGACGGCCCGCGCCAACCTCGTCAAAGCGGTCATCACCAGTGCGGTGCAAGAAGGCGTGGTCGAAGAGTTCCCGCAGTCCATCCTGGAGCAGATCCAGCAGAACATCGCGACCGGTAAGCCGTGGTCCCGAGGCGTCAGCCAGAGTGCCGTCTTGGGGGCCTTGGCTGGGGCGGTCATGGGGGGCGGTGCCCAAATTGCCGTGCGTGGCCCTGCTCAGGCCCTCCAGGCGGCCCCACGCGAAGCAGAACCCACGGCCGAAGCCCCCCTTGGGCCGCCCCAGGCCCTGATCGCCCCGCCGGTGGCGCCTGGGCCAGCCGTGGAGGCGCCTGGGGGTGGGATGGCTGGGCCGACCCGAGAAGCCGAGATCCTCGAACCGGCCCGCCGGCAGGCCGCCGCCCAGACGACCGATGTTCGCCAGCAACCGGTCAGTGTGACCCCGCCGCCGCCCCTCGAGCCGACCGATTGGGTGGCCCAGATCCAGGCGAAGCTGGCCAAAGGGGAGCCCTTGGGGACGCTCGAGCGCCGCCAGGACTTTGCCGAACGGCAGCGGGTGGACGCGGCCCGGGAAGCGGCCGCCAAGCGGGTCGAGGCCGGACTCCCGGCGCCGGGAGCCGAGCCGGCTCCTGCGGAGGCTGCGCCGATCACAGTCGGTGAGGCGGTGGAATTGAAGGGGCGCGCGGGCGAGCCGCGGCCGCTCGCTTCCGAGATTCAGCAAGCGATCCTCGACGACTCTGAGTTGTCTGGCGTGAAAGGGCGCACACCCAGGGACCTCGGATACACCTACGTACTCGAAGACTCGCCGCTGCACAAGGCATTTCTCGCGAAACAGGCGCCGAAGGCCCCGAAGGAAGCGCCGACAGCGCCCGACGCCCCAATCGCCATCGGCAACGCCGTCGAACTGACGAAGCCCGACGGCACCCTCGTCCGCGGGACGCTATTCGGAGTCGGCAAGGAGGCGGTGAGTGTCAAGACGGCGGAGGGCACGTTCATCCGGGTGAAGCCGGAGGAGTTGCGACGGCCGGCGAGGGAAGCGGCGAGTCAGCCGCCCGCGCAGGCGACCCCCGAATCCGTAACCCCACCTCGGCCACCCACGTTGCTGTCCGTGAAAGAAGCGTCTTCGGCCACGCCTACGCGCTGGCGCCGGTCGGCCACGCCCCTCGAACGCCGGATCATCTTCACGCCCGGCGCGCTCGTCGAAGGTGGGCAGGCGCGCGTCATCAGCTACCAGGATCCCGAGCCCGGCCGGTGGTCGGTGACGGTCGAAGAGGTCGAGACAGGTCGGCGCCGGACGCACGCGACCGAGCCGCAGGTGCTCAAGAGCACGAAGGCCCCGCCAGCCGCGCGATTGGCGATTCGAGCGGGCGAGTATAGGAACAAGCCCGGCTTCACCGTCACGGGACGCAATCCTGCCGGCCGATCGGTCTCAATCTTCGTCGAGACGCGCGAAGCGGCCGAGCGCGTGAAGGCGCGGATCGCTGAGGGCGGCGAGGTGACGCTGGAGGATATGCGGGTCGGGTTGCCGGCGGAAGTTGAGCCGATGCCTGTCCCTAGTGCGGTTGCTGCTGCGGCTGAATCCATCCCCGAAGCACCGCCATCCGCTGGCATCACCCGCAAGCGCACGGCCCGCGCGGCCCTCCGCATCGCCGTGGACCTCGTGAAGGAGAGGCGGATCACCCCGGAGACCGCGGTCATGCGCGTGGACCCCCACGCCCTCGACCAGCTCCTCCACCCGACCTTCGACGAGAACGGGAGGACGGAGGTCGTCGCCCGCGGGATCGGCGCCTCCCCCGGCGCCGCCGTGGGCCGCGCGGTCTTCACGGCGGAGGACGCCGAGGCCTGGAACGCGCGGGGCGAGAGCGTGATCCT